ATATCATCTGCATTTAAATCATTTTTTGATTTTAATTTATTCTTTTTAATTTCTTTTTCCATAGTTTCAATCATATTTAATAATTCTTTTTTTGATATGAAATTATCAGACTGTTTATCTGATATTTTTCCAGATTGTTGTTGTTTTAAATACTCTTGATTTAATTCATCTCTAATTGATGTATATTGTTCTATTAATTGAGTATATTTTTTATCTTTATTTAATGCTAATAATAGTACAATAATTGAATTATAAAAATTTCTTTGAGTAGTATAATGTTTAGCAGAAAGAGCATTCTTTACTTTGTCTATGTCTTCTACAAACTCCCAACTATCAGTTTTAAACATTTTTTGGAGTGTTTTCAACTGTCTTTCATACTGTTTCACGGTGCTTTCCTTCAAGCTTGGTCTACTCTTTTGAATTTCTTCAACAATATTCATATTTAGATTTATATAGATATTATTTTAGATTTATTTTTAAATAAAATTTCACCTTGAAGGTCAAAAATCACCTTGAAGGTCAAAAAATTTCAATTTTGAAAATAAAAAATCAAGATTGAGAATCTTAAAATAAATTATGAAAATATAAAAAAACATCAAAATATTGACCTTGAAGGTGATTAAGCATTGTAGATCTCAAACATTCCACCAGATAATTTTGCTACTCTAATATACTCACAGTAGCAACGTACAAGATCAACAGCAGCTGGGAATGCTCCGGTAAGATGCAGTTCTATGCCACGCTGACCAACACGACCATTTGATAATTTCGTAGAAAGATTAAAGAAATGTCCAGCAAGAGTGCTATCTTGCTGTCTGGAATTATATGTTCTTGTGGTCATATCACCAGCAATACCAGCATTAGAGTATTGCTGTCTTGTAAGGAATGGAACACCTTCTGATTGCTGAAGAATACTGAATAATCTTGATATATTATCAACATCACTGGTAAACTCAAATCTATCATTGTATCTTAAATTGTAGCGTAGTGTTTGATCTAAAACACCGGTCGCTGCAACAAGGGGAGCCATACTATTAACATTGCCAAGAATCTGTACTTCAGCATTTGGCTGATTAAGAAGAGTAATTACTCTTGGTACCATTCTGTTTGCCATACCAAGATTGCGAATAACACCGCTACCAAGAAGTGCTTGAGTGGTAGAATGCTCTACAAGTCTGTAATCAACAAAGGAGAATGTCATATCTTTATTTGCCATAGCATATCGCTCCATTTCATCAGTTGCTCCGTAATAAATGTAATCAGCGCAGAATTTTAACTGATCTCTAACAATCTCACAATCTTGTGCGGCAGTATCAGTAGATGCGACTTGGATACGATGTTCACGCTGTGGCTGGAATGTTAACTCAATATTGATTGGTTCTTTAATCATGTAAAGGGGTAATTGATTGACTTTTAAGAATGGGAAAAGATCAGATAAATCAATCATGTATGAAGGGCATTCAGCGGGAGCCGCACCATCTAATACTGCCCAGTTGGGAGATCTTAAATCAGTTCCGTTGTATTCTACGCCATTGTCAAGACCAACAGTATCAGCAAAAACAGATGAATCATCATTGTAAATAAAGTTATTGTTCATTATACGACCAGTTAAATACTGCTCGCGCTCTAAATTGTTTTCATTAGAAATTAATGAAGATTTCACAGCATGGAGACCAGACCAACTATCTAATTCATTTAATGTTTTATTTCCAATTTTTAAAACAGCCTTTTTGATAATTTTACCAATACCAACATGGGGGGCAAGGAAACCACGACGAGTACTTGCTGGTGGTTTCAGAGCAACAAATATCTTTGAGTGAGAATGTAAGAAGCCTTTGTTCTGTAAAGTGAATCGGCAAAAACCATCAGTAGTTGCACTACCATCACTGAATACTACGGGCTCAAGTAAATCTGTTTCTAACTGCTGAACATAGTTCGCAGGGATCTGCTCTAACATAAGAAAGTTGGGAATATCATCACCAGCATCAGCCATATTTATTTTATAATGAATCTATTATAAAAAAAACAAAAAAAGAATAATTAAAAATATTTATAGCATAGAAATTGTTTTAGAATACATCTGGAGAATGCACCCAAAAGTTTATTCATCTATGATTCTGTATGTATTCCAAAATGATTTCATTTTGAGAATCATTATATATTTGTAGCAAATTGCGTCAATTTTATTATCAAAGTATTTTTGTATACATTTTCCATTGATAGTCTTTTTATATCTCCATAATTTAGATTTTTTCTCATAATGAATATTCTTAAAACCCGATTTATTTGTAATTCTTGTTCCTTGATTTTGTGTATTTTCTAAACTTGTACACCATCGTAAATTTTCCACTCTATTATCATCTCTAATTCTATTTATATGATCTACTATTGGTAAATTATTTGGATTTGGAATATAATGAATTGCAACAAGTCTATGAACACGAAAATCTTCCCAACCAGAATTATATAATCTCACTTTGTAATATCCTTTATAATCCATTTGTGGTTTTATATATTTATTTCTGTTTTTACTAAATACTTTTCCATCTTCATAAATTAAATAATTTGGATAATTTTGTATTTCCATACCAGTTCAGTATAAATTCTAAAATAATTTTTAAATCAAATTTACTGCATTAACTGAATTCCATTTGCTGAATACAGCATCTGAGCACGACTCTTAATGAAGATGTAACACCCATTTGGCCGGTCTGCAGTTAGATCACTCTCAATAGATACTCCCCACTGCTCAGAACTAAAATCTTCCCCAGCTTCACCAATTCCATATTTAACCGCTAAACCGTACACAAGACCACCTTCGGGAACATTCATGTAAGAAGCACGATTGGTCGCACCAGTGCGAGCATCAAATTGTCTATTCATATTTGCCTTTGATAAGGATAATCTTTCCATAGAATAATCTTTATCGGGAGATACTGCTTCTACAAGATTCTTGATCATTACTGGATCATAAAGAGTTGTATCTCCATTGGTAGCATTCTCGGTATTATGAACATAGTCAAAATCAGCGGGATATTTGACACCACCCTTCAGATACTGAACACGCTTAACCTTTGCAAGTGAAGCATTGTTAGTGGATGTACCAGTTAATGGAAGAGTTGCTTGACCATCTTCAGTAAGAGTATTAATATTTGCTGCTGGAACAAAAGTCATGAAAGCAGAAATAACATTCCTTAATGCTAGATTATACTGAATCTGGGCATTCGTAGAATTAATACTTGTGTAGAGAGAAGTAATAGTATTAAAATCATAAACACCTTCGGGTTGCGGTGGCTGATCCGCTGGCATATCACTAATTTCACAAGTGAGTTTTAAGTTAGATAGTTCATAATGAGCATCACCAATTCCAGTAGTGGAAGCATTAGTGTTGTAAAGAACATTGCTGTCTGGTTGGAGTAAAAACTCAATCTGGAGACCACCAAAAGCATCATCCCTTAAATTCACCATGTTTCCAGACTGAAGGAATCCAGATGGAATATGCATACTGAATGGATTAGTCTGTCCAGTATCATCGGGTGATTCCATAACATTCTTACGGAAAGTTGTAGCATTGGGAACAATTAAGCAAGATTGAGCTAAATGTCCAAGTTGGTCTTGTAGCGAACTGGTGCAAGCAAGATAAGTATTCATAAATTTAGAATAGTGTCTGATGTTTTCACAAACCATCTTGGAACGATTCGATCTAATAGTTAATGATTCAAATAAATTGTAAATACCAAGACGATTATTCATAGTTACATCGTCTCCATCTTGGAGTGTAGTTGGAGTAGCAAGATTATCTTTGTACGCAGCAAAATCACCAACTACACGAATAGTAGATGGGTCTAAAAGACCATTCTGTGCTGAAATTGTAAAAGATAAAACTGGAAATCCATTCTTAAATGATATTTTTCCATCTGCCGGAATATTATCGGGGCGAATCTCGACGTAGCGCGATGTCATTGACTTATTTATAATATTTATATTATAAAAATATAAAAATAAAATTATTAAAAAAATATTTAAATTGTTCAAGTAGCAGAGTATGGATATCATCATTCTTGGAAATGGTCCTTCATTAAAAAAAGTAGTAGAGTTTGGTTTTGATGAATTCATAGAAAAATGTCAAAAACAAAATATTAAAGTGATTTGTATGAATAAAATTTTACGATATTTAAAATCAAATAATATTAAACATATTCCAGATTATTATGTTGCTACTGATTCATTAGTTAATATACAAATGTATGATGAAATATTAGAACAGAGTGATTTATTTAAAAAATGTTTTGTTGCTACACCTTTTAGTCATGATGTAAAAGATAATAAATTAATATTATCTAAAAGTCAATGTTTACCACATATAGAAATAGATACTGATAAAGATAAAAATTATTATGATAATATTATTAATGATTTAATTAATAAGGATAATGTTGATATTAGAGAACATTGTAGCACTGGGTTAAATTCATTAAAAATTGCTGAATCATTTAGACCCCGAATGATTTTTATGATTGGAATGGATGAAACATATGATTTAGAAAATAAATCGACAATTCTTGTTAACGATATACATAATAATAATTATTTTTGTGATTCATATTTAAAATCTGGAGAATATATTTCTCCAGCAAATGAAAATAGAATAAAAACATTAAATAAACATATTAAAAAATCAACATATAAAATTTATAATTTAAGTGATATCAGCAATATTGATGGTATTAGATTAAATTTTGATAATTTTATCAATAATCATATAAATGTCAAGTAAATCACAGATAACCTTCGGTAAATCACAGATATGCGATGCTAAACCAAAGGTATGCGATGCTAAAATATTTTATATAAATTTAGATGAAAGAAAGGATAGAAGAAAACATATAGAAAAATTACTATTTGATATGCCAGAAGCAGAAAGAGTAGCTGGAATTATAGATGAAAGGGGTGGTTATTTTGGATGTGTCAGATCACATATATTTTGTTTACAACTTGCTTTGCTAAGGAAGTATGATTCAGTAATAATTTTAGAAGATGATTTTATTTATAAAGGGCTCGAGAAATTAAATGATATGGAAATACCAAAAGAATATGATATGTTATTATTATCAAATCTGGTAAGAAAGACAGATACTGAAAAATATGATGATAATTTTGATAGAGTATATAAAGCACAATGGACAAGTGGATATTTGGTTCATCATAAATTCTATCAAAAATTAATTGATACTTTTAATGAATCATTAGAAGCATTAGATAAAAAATATTGTAGAGATAATTATTTAGATATTTATTGGAATCGTATTTTTAAAGATCATTTAATTTTAAAACATAAAAAAATGATTGGTAGTCAATTACCAGAAGATTTTAGTGATATTCATAATAAAGTTATTAAGCGTAAAAATTAGCGCAGCATACCTTTGGTTCATAATACTACTTCCACAGCACCATCACGAATTACTAATCTGCGAATATGGAAAACATATGAATTAAATAATTTACCCTTTTCCGGGGCAGTTGTCTCTTGGTACTTTAGAATTACAGCAAGATCTTTTCCACGTAAGTCAAGTACACCCGATTGTCCGCCAGCTGAGAAACTTCTACCAAATACAAAGTTGTTCATAAATTCACTGAATGACTTGGGTTTGATACCAGAGTTATCAAGAGTCTTTTCTAATTCATATAAATGGAAAGCATCTAATGAATTCTTTGTAGCAATCTTCTTGGTAGAAATCTCTCTGCTTGGGACACGCTTGCCGTTGATTTGATACTGAACACTTGATAGATGATCGCAGATACCAGTGTAAGCAGATCGGGTGTTAGTAATACTAACATCTTGATCAGTCTGTTTGGTTGAAGCAGTATCATCATCATTGCCAGTTCCAACAATCTCATATGTTCCATTACCCGAGATTAAATCAGCAGAGTTGTAAACAGTGCTATCTTGGGGAACAACTAAAAGTGACTTGGCACGACTATTCTGTGCAAATATCTGGAAAGTAGTCTGTCTATCAGTAGCAAGGATAGAATGCTTGTAGTTTGTAGTAGACATAATATCAAACTCAATTGCTTTTCCTTCTTGTACCTTGCGGACCATTCCCGCTTCATATCCGGGATCTAATACAACTTGAGAAACAATTAGATTGACATTGGAAACTTCATAAGAACAATCATAACTCGCTTTGCCTTCTACTGCTGTAGAATACATTACCCAATTCTGGTCAATTGCGACACCAGTATTATTTGTTCTTGCTGTTTCTATTGTAACTTGGATAAGACCATTTCCACCATCAGCAGTGCTGGAAAGATTTAACTGACTAATTTTCATTGTGTCAGACATGGTCGCACCAGAACCATTATTAATGGTTCTGCAAAAGTTAAATGTTTCACCAACAACAAATGGGAACTTATCCAGAGTTACATTGTTATTATCCCTTTTGACATAAAAACTTCTGTCTATATCACTGCCATTCGCTAAATTATTTGGGGTAGAAGATCCATTGAGAGAATGGAATACTGGATTGAGTGGAGTTCTGGTATCACGTAATACAGAGTCTAACTGCTTGCAGATTGCTTCTGCCGAGTTAAGGTCAATCTCAATGTAAAGACCATTGGTTAGCATAACTGGGAAAATAGTGGATGAATCAGCAAAAATACCAGTGTGAAGTGGTAGACATAATTTAGCATTTAAGAAATTACTATCAGTGAATGCTGTTGTAGTATCTTCCGAAGTTTCCTTTTTAAAGTATGGATTCGTAGTAGTGTTTGCCATTCCAGTCTTTGTTGTTCCCTTTGTACCAGCATTATCAAGAGAATGAACAGCACATCCTTCAGTTAAGGCACGCATATTTTCACTGCTCTTATCTTTATCATAATCATACTTGACAGCAACATATGTTGCATAATCACTAATCTCTTCTAATAGTTGACCACGCGAACCATCATAAATGCGAATATTCTTGATGATTGTGGATGTACATTTATCTAACTGAAGTCTTGTGGGAATAGTTCCAGCTCCAGTTGGAAGAGATAACTTGACATTAAACTGAAGATAAGTTTCACGACCATCCATAAATTTAGTAGAAGGATCTACAAATATCTGAACCTTCTGTCCCGGAGAATATGAAAGACCATTTTCACTGGGAACAGAAATCTTCTTTTCACCAACACTTACAGAATTATCAGCAGACCAATAAGCACTCATTATTTTATAATTATAATATTATAAAAAAAACAAAAAAAAATTTATTAAAAAAGTTTAGATTAATCATTACTGAACTCTTCCAGTTACAGCAGTTAATCCAGCAGTAGCAGTTAATCGCGGATCTTTTTGTTCTAATGATGCACCAGTTACATCAGTTTCAGTTTCTTCTGTTTGTTCTTGTTTTAAATCATCACTTGTTTTATCTTCTTCTACTTTTTCACCAACTGAATCAGTTACACCGGAAGCTATATCTAATACACCACCAATAAGTTTAGCAGGGGGGAAAAATGTACCAGCAATATCAGCAAGTGATCCACCAATCTGTAAAATATTAGATGCCTTTTCCCAATCATTATTTCCTTGAATTTTACCCGATTTAATATCTTCATAAAGATCATATCCACCAAGAGCAGCGGAACCAAGAACACCTGCTTTGCCAAGTAATCCAGATGCTTTTTTACCAAATGTTTCTGCTGCTTCTTCACCAGAACCTTTTAATGCGTTTTCTAATCCTTCTCCAACATCTGCTTCAGCACCTTCAGCAACTTCAGATACAGTTTCACCTTGAGATGCTCCTTCACTAACTGGCTCTCCAGCGGGATCGACAGTGGTTTGTTCTGGAGTCATAGCATCTTCCGTTGTTGGAGCATCATTTGATTGACCAAGATTTTCTTGTGTGGACTCAACTGGATTTGCTTTGGCTGCTTTGGCGGCAGCACGATCAGCAAAATATTTATTAAATTCACCAACCTTTCCGGGAATATCTTTACCAGTCCAAAGATTAACTGCTTGATCTCTAATTTCTTTTGTTAAAAATTGGGAAGATGCTTGACCTTGTAATCCTTGAATTGTAGTTTGAACCTTTTCATTGTGTTCTTTAATATTATTATTCATATCACGAACCATTTGCGTTCGCATATTACCAAGAGCAATTGCTCCACTTGTACCATACAGATCTGACATATTTATAATAAATAGTTTATTTTATTTATTTTTTAAAAATAATTAATCTATTTCTAATTCTTCTTCTACAACATCTCTACTGGGATATATTTTTGTTTCATGGCGAATATATGCTTCAGCTGGATTTTCTGACAATTTTAAATATAAAAATGAATATCTATCTTTATGTGCTTCATCATATAATTTCATAAAATTATCATATCCACCAACTAAATCACCATATTCTTCTGCGATTTTATCTAACTCTTTTTGGTTCTGCTGTTTGCATATAATCACATCTGTGGCGTTGTTGCGAATCATTCCGGCCACAGCACGGAAACTCTGTACAGCAATTAAATAAAAATCAATATAATGGCGAAATCTTGTGCTAAAGAATGATACTTGATTTGTTTTTTTAAAATCTCTTGTTAATACATCATCCATAACAAGAGCATATGTTGGTCTATCTTCTTTATTTTCATATTGTCCTTGAGATTGTTTAATATTCTCAATAATACTATCTTCGTAATGATCTAATGCGTCAAAATGTTTACATAATATTTTACCTTTATTATCAGTATGTAATGTAGTTGATACGAATTTTACTACATCAAATCTATCTTTATAAAATTGTGGATTACAGAAATAATTCACTAAAAGATTACTTTTACCACTTCTTACTGAACCAATAATTAAACATAAACTCGGCATCTGTGGTAGATTTGGATGAATGTCATTAAATAGTTCATTGGGATCTTCATCTTTCACTTTGAGAACCTTCGGTACATTATTGCTCACCTTTGGCATTATATAATATATATAATTTTAATTTATTCTATAAATAAACTAAATATTAAATCTTCGGGGATTCTGTATCTTAAGTGTTGATTTGTTCCTTTATATTTTTTATTACCACCATCACTTGCTAATTTATTTGCTCTGTTTAATCTTTCAGTATTTCCAAGATTAGTTTTATGAAGTGTTTTAATCATGTTCCCACACGTTCCTTTTCCATCACAAATTTTATTATTCCAATCTTTTTTATTAGTCCAGATACGAGTTCGCTTTCTGTAACCCCAATCAGAATACATACAATAATCAACATCATAAAAAGGTTTATCTTTCATCATTTCTCTATTCTTTAATCTTCCAGTCGCTGGATTTTCAAGGAACCAATAATGTGGATTAAAATATTCAATAATTTCAAATGCTTTTAAAACTAATTTATCTGATTCATTCATCATATCTTCTATGTCTTGTTTTGTAAATATTTTATTATTTCTTTTACGACCAACCCAACAATCTTGGAGTCGCGAATATGAAACACATGGTGGTGATGCCCAAACAATATCAAAATAATCTTTTGGATATTGTTTATAATCAAAATTCATTATATCTACTTGATGATCTGCTGGTAAGAGTAAATCAACTGAAACAACATCCCAGTCTAATTGCTTACATACTTTTCCAACTGAACCAGTTCCCGAAAATAATTCTAAAACTTTTAGCATTATATATTCTTATATAATTTTTTTTTATATCTTTTAACTAATTGATTGCATAAATCTTTATCATTGTTTGGTTGATACCGCGGTTCACCACCAACATTAAAGTGATTATATTCTTTTACCCAACTTTCTTTATTTTTATATAATTCATAAATAAAATTATCACAGTACCAATTATGAATCTGTGGTGGAAAAATCCATCCAAATAATTCATAATGTTTCTTATGAAATAAAAATTGAGTTGGTATATCAAAATTATTTGAGAATCCAGAACTATAACCAATATTATTATTTTTTCTTAATAATTTAATGAATTTAGACAACCAGTCTGATCTGGCATCATATCGAATATCATCTCCACCAATTTGTAAATATTCAAATCCATCTTTAATTGCTATTTCAGCGAGTTTGTTCCAAATATGAGTCGGTTTTGCTTTACAATCTTTTACTGGAATCCAGACTAAATTTATATCTTTAAATTTTATTGGTAATGGTATTTTACTATATAATTTATCATCATCATCATATCCAATATAAACAGTAATATTATTATATTTTGTTAAATCAGTAATTGATGGAAATAATACTGAATCTAAATACGTTTCAGTAATTGATTTCCAATTTCTTTTATTGCTTGTACTTGGAACCAAAAAAGCAACTTTATCAGC